GCCCTGCAGGACGACAGGCGTCGCCGCAATCACTTTCAGGTTCGGCTTGATCAACAGCTAGCCGACCAGCTGCGCCACTACGCAGAGCAACGCCACCACGGCGTGATCAACATGGCGCTCAACACAATCGTCTCCAAATTCTTCAACGCTAAAAACTGATGCTTAACATCACCGCACACGGCAACCTCGGCAAAGATCCTGAGGTCAAGCAGGTCAAAGACACCCAAGTCGCTGAGTTCAGCCTGGCCTCCCGCACCGGCAAGGACGAGACCACTTGGATCAACTGTGCCGTCTGGGGCACTCGCGCCGACGTGGTTGCCAAGTACCTCTACAAGGGGGCCAAGGTAACCGTGGTTGGATCTGGCAAGCTCCGCACCTACGAGAAAAAGGACGGCAGCGAAGGCAGTTCTTTGGAGCTGCGCGTGTCTGACTTCACGCTGCCTGCTAAGGCCGATGCTCCTGGCGAAGGTCAGAGCAAGTCAAACTTCGACTTCTGATAATCGGGGCAGCAGTAGAAGGCCGACCACCGTCGAGTTCGGAGTCCGTTACTGATCTGTGTAAGTCCCCGCTTTTTTATGAGTACACCAACCATCGAACAGGTCAAAAAAGACGGCGCATTGTTGTGGCGAGTCCACCATGCGGGCATGACAAGGGAGTTCCGTGAAGATTGGCGCGCGCGCTGGCATTACGAGCAGTGCATCAGGCTGAGCCGCACCAAGAAAACAGGCAAATCTGGCTAAGCCCTTGCTAATGGTATACCGTCTGTGTATATTGGAGAGGTCAAGGGGAGACCCACCTCAACCGCATCATGCAAATCACTCTCAACGCCGCCCGCAAAATCCTTACTGACCTTGGATACGAGGTGGTTGCCTTCAACTCTGTCCGCGAAGGCCGCATCTATCACGCTGAGCGTCGCGAGCTTGCCAAACGCTATGACCTGCCAGCTGGTGACTGGTTTGATCTTGCTGGCCTCAAAGCTTTCTGCCTCAAGGCTGTAGGCACTGCTGGCTGCACTGCCCTTCCAACCCTTTGATCAGCTGGGCAGCATCGCCTGATCTAACGAGGCGATGTGCCCGACAGCTTGCTGGATCAGTTTGCTTTGGTGCCAGCCCTGGCGGGTAAGCACCGCGCACAGGCTGCGTAACTTTTCTAAGTCATCGCAGCTGTGAATCTCCCGTACCGTCGCCTCCAGGTAAAGCTCATCTTCGAGCGTCTGCTCGATGATCATCCACTCCATGGGAGCCGCGCAGCTGCTTACGCTATAGCGGGAACAATCAAGCGACGCTAGGCATAACCGTTACATGATTGTTGTAATGGCCCGTGAGGCGATAGCTCTTCATCGGCACCTCTGACATCTGATGAAAGACCATCTGCCCAATCTTCAGCCCTGGGTACAGAGGCAGAGAATGATGCAAACGGTTGTTCTTTAACTCGACGGTCAATTTTGAATTTGACCATCCTGGATCAGCAAAACCAGCGAAAGCGTGATCGTAGCCTTCTCTCGCGCGTGAGCTTTTGAGTAGAAAAGTGCTGCAGAGGTCGTCAGGCAGGTTGAACAGCTCAAGTGTCTCAGCCAAGCAAAACTCGCCGGGGTGAAGCTTGAACGGGTCATCTTCTGTCCGGTGCGAAATGTCTACACGCACAAGCTCGGGGCCATAGATGCTCTCGACCATCAGGTGGTCACCAAGCAACACATCCAGTGATGCCGGATTGACTAGCTCCTCATTGAACGGGACGACCATTTGGCTTTTTTTGCATCTAGCGATGATCTCCCAGTCACACAGAACCGCCATTCGCTGTTGTTAAAGGTGCAACCTAGTTTGCCTCGACAAATATGGCCCAGCCGCTTCTGGGGCCATCAACTTGCCAACGTTGATGAAACGCCGCTTGGCGCACACTGACGCGATAACCAGAGAGTGCCGGGTTGTGCATGCCCCTTTCAATATCTGGCAGGCCAGCCGGATCGCTCATTAGCCAACTCGCGTCTTCGCCATACCGGGACTGGTACCCATGCACCACGCTCCAGTGGCCGCAAGTTGCGCTCCCACACATCGGCGGCTCACCGCGCAGCATGTCGCCCCGGTGATACCAGCCAAGAATCGGCGGGATGCCAGCGTCAATCGCCTCCATCACGTCTTCTGCATCGGCATTGTCAACAAAGCGAACCTGTAAGCCCAAGCTGGTCAGCGCCTGGACGTGAGCAAACACAGAGGTGGTGTCGCCGTATTCCTCTCTAACTCGCTCGTACTCCTCTTGGGTGGCAACTTTTTTGTAATAGGCGGCCACCATGGCTGCCGCGCTCGTGAAGCACTTGCGTTCACCGCCCGGCAAATCAAGCTGTCGAAAATAACGAGGCAAGAAAACCTCCTGGTCAATGCCACTCGCTTTCCAAGCCTGAAACCATTCCGCGTCTTCCTGCAGCAACTCAGCAGGCATAGCCTCCTCTAGCTGTTTGATGGCAGCCATGCGATGCGGCACGTCCGGCCTATACCAATCAAAGAACGGCAGCAGACTCAGCACGCCGGTCACCGTCAAAGCTGGCCCGATCTTGCTTGATCGCAGCTGGCTATGCCAGAGCTGTATCCAGCGATAAACACGACCATTGTGGTGCAGAGCAACAACATGACCGCGCCTCCAGCAACGAACCAACCAGTTGCGGAGAATGCGGACAGCTTCATTTCTCAACTCTTGGCCCCAAGAGGTTCTTGCTGACGTAGTCGCAGATCTGGTCGTCGATTGTATTGTCCGTCGTCTTGGAATAGGCGCGGAGAAGATCTAAAACCAAACGTTTCACAGCGGTTGATTTCAGAAAAGCCATCAAGATCGGCTTGATGATCAAAACCATGGGACTGCTTTGAACTTCAGCAATACCCTAGTTCCGATTGCTGTGGCCTTCCAGTCGTGCCACTGACTGCTCCA